TTAGCATCATCTTCTACAATTAATGTTAGCAGAGTACGAGTAGCAGATGTCTCCGCTAATATATCTTTATCTGGCTCAGTTACTAACAGTATTCGACTTCGTTTAGGCGAAGCTGCGGCTACAATCACATCTGCCAGTACAGCAGATTCTGTGCGATTAATAAAAGCCGCTGCCAGTGCTGATGTAATCTCAGTTACTGCTGCAGTGGGCCAAGATGGTAAACCAGGCAACGTTAACGAAACATACACTATATCAGCTACTGTGGTTGGCTCTACAGGCACAAACGCTGAGACTGATACAAGCTTTGATTTTAATGCTTCAGTAATCGGGTTTAATGGAATTTTCCAACTAACTGGGAATAACATTGTTACAAATGAACCAATTATTGGTTCTTCTGATTTAGATCAACATCATGATTTAAATGGCGATGATATACATAGTGGCCCAGTTTATATTGACACGGGCACTATTACAGAAAATCATGAGCTATCTGGCAATGCCGTAGTTGCAGCTGCTCCAGTGGTAAGTGAAAGCAATTTAAATCAAACACACAATCTTAGCAGCGCAGACATTGTAACAGCTGCCCCTACCCTTTCTGACAGCAATTTAGATCAAGAACACGATCTTACTCTAAGCAATGTTGTTACAGGCTATGCAATTGTAAATGAATCAGAAATTGATCAAGAACACAATTTAAGCGCAACAGCTTTTACAACTGGCCCCCCTGCCCTTCCAAATCTTAATTTGGAAATATATTATAGTTTAGTCGCAACTGATATAATTACTAACGCTCCAGTCATTGAGCAAAGTAACATAACTGTATTTACAGCCCCTGGAGAACACAATCTTCAAGCAGACGACATTGCTACAAACGCAGTTATTATTGATCAAGCTGATATAACTCAAAACCATAGTTTAACTGGCACAGATATTTCCACTGCTGCTGTAGTTATTGATGATTTACCATATCAACAAGAATATTATCTAACTGCGTCAGATATTATAACTGGTGCAATAACGGTGGGAACAGCAACTGTTGTAGATGGCGCACGCAGAACAATTCCACCAGGAAGTGGTTCAGACAATATTGTTGTTGTGACTGCTAGTATAAATTCCTTAATAGTAAACCAAGAATACAATGAGGCTGCTTAATGGCTTACAATATTAAACAAAATGACACCTCTCCCTCTTTAAGTGTTCAACTTTTAGATGGGGCACAACAAATAATTGATCTGTCAGGTGCTTCTGCAAAATTTTTTATGAAAATAGCAGGTAGTACGACAATCGCAGTGGATGCCCCAGCAGTTATAACAAATGCGTCAGAAGGCAGAGTAGAATACGAATGGTCTGCTGGAGACACAGCAACAGCAGCAAACTATCAAGGAGAATTTCAAATAACTTTTATAAACGGCACAGTCGAAACTTTTCCAAACAACAAGTACATCACAATACGTGTTTTACCTGAAATTGGATAATCAAAGCAAAGCAAAGCAAAACAATGGATCTTACTATTTGGAATATATTATTGAGTTTTGGCCTAGGTCTTATTGGGTGGCTTGCGCGTAATTTAATGGCAGAGCAGCAAAGAATTTCGATTTTATTAAATCGAACGCGCGAAGAAATTGCTAAAGAATACGTTACAAAACAAGAAGCAAAATACGACATTACGCGAGTATTAGATCGATTAGAAACGCTTGATCATAAACTCGACAGATTGATGGGAACCAGAGAATGAAGTGGTTCTTGCTATGATCCCTGCAATTACAACATTTGTTTGTAATCTTGTGTTTATAGCGCATGGACACATGTTTATTAATGGTTACGGCAGCTGGTTTTACAAAGCTTGCTATTACAACTGTGGAACTAGACCCCACACTTGGTACGATAAAATTTATCGAGTCTCTCCAGATTACTACTGCCCTGTGGAGTTTCGAACGACATGATTGATCCATTCACAGCTTTTGCCGCAATAAAAACCGCCGTCTCTGCCGGACAGGAAATTATTAATGTCACTAAACAAATAGGCGAATTTTTTGATGGCGTGGATGAGCTTCGAAATAAGCACGAAAAAAAGAAAAATAGTCCGTTTGGCGGAGGCGACGAAAACGCTATGGAGACTTTCGTAAACTTACAGCGTGCTAGAGATGCAGAAGAAGAACTTCGTCAAATTGTTATAGCAACACGCGGTTTTTCAGCTTGGCAGGAATTGTTGGATATTCGCGCAAGAATAAGACGCGAACGCAAAGAAAAAGAAGCAGCCGAAAAACTTAAAAAACAGGAACTTTTTGAAAGTGTAATGATTTACGGCGGCGTTGGCATTGGGTTGTTTGTTTTAGTTGGCATTACCGTTGTGGTGATCCTTGGAAAGCAAGGGAGGCTCTGATGGCAGACGGTGTATCAGGCGTAGGATCAGCCCCTTTTAATGTTCAATCAGACATTCACCAGCTGACCCTATCTCGTGAGCGGATAGAAAAACACGTCGAAGAACAACAAGTACAGAAAGAACACAGACGCACACATGTGCGCGAAGAAACGCTGAAAACAGAAGCAGCAGAATTGACCTACAACCGTGTGGGCAAATTACAAGAAAGCCAGAGAGATCAAGGCTTAGTGATTGATAAGGAGGTTTAATGGCTAAAGACCAAAAAGAAATATGGGCGCGGATTGGGCGGCTTAAAATGTTGATTGCTTATGAAAAAGGCCGAAAGCCTTCTGACTACCGGGTAATTTCTGGGTTCAGAAATGAAATCATTATGCTTTACGAAATTTTATGCCCCTCTCCAGAAAAAGAGGAAAATCAAAATGTCTAAGAAAGACCCAAGGCTTGCAAGGGCTGGCGTTGAAAGTTTCAACACACCTAAGCGTACCCCTAGTCATCCAAAAAAATCTCACATTGTTGTAGCAAAACAAGGTGATCAAATTAAAACAATCCGCTTTGGAGAACAAGGTGCTTCGACTGCTGGAAAACCTAAAGCTGGAGAAAGTGACAGAATGAAAAAGAAGCGTGCCAGCTTTAAGGCGCGTCACCGAAAAAATATAGCTAAAGGCAAAATGTCGGCGGCTTATTGGGCAGATAGGGAAAAGTGGTAATGGCAAAAAGACCCGGACTTTACGAAAATATGCATAAAAAACGTAAACGCATTAAAGCCGGATCAGGCGAAAAAATGCGAGCTAAAGGAGCTAAAGGTGCTCCTACCGATAAAGATTTTAAAAACGCAGCAAAAACAGCAAGGAATAAATAATGGCTTACGGAAATAAAAAAATGACGCCAGCAAAACCAGCAGTAAAAAAGAAACCAGTAGCTAAAAAGAAACCTGCGGGCGGTAAGATTCCTAAAGGAATGCATCGCATGCCTGACGGAAGTCTTATGAAAAATTCTGCCCATAAAAATCGGAAATAAAATTATGACTATAGCTATGGAAAAAATACTGGCGTGGAAAATTCTGCCGCGCATTATGATGCTAGTTATGACCATTATGTATATACGCGTTATAGAGTGGTTTATGGCTTTACCGCAGGATGTAGTCAGCACACAAGCTACTGCGCTTACAGCAACAGTTACAGGAGCTTTAACAGGAGCCTTTGCTGTTTGGGTAGGATCTGAGAAATGAGTATCTTTACCGCAGCATTAGGGCCGATAGCCAATCTTGCTGGATCATGGCTGCAAGGTAAGGCTGATAAGAACGCTGCTTCCGCTGAGTTAAAGCTTACAGAAGCCAAAGCAAAAGCACAGATACTTTTGTCAAAAGAAACAAGCGTTGCTGATTGGGAACGCATTATGGCAGAGGGCGCTAAATCTAGTTGGAAAGATGAGTGGTTCGTAATTGTCTTGTCTATTCCGTTGATTTTAGCCTTTATTCCTGGCGCTGAAGGCTGGGTTGATCGTGGCTTTAAGCAGCTTTCCAAAGCGCCGGACTGGTATTTTTACAGCCTTGGAATTGCAATTTCAGCTAGTTTCGGTGTGCGCGGGGCGCAAGAATTTTTTAAGAGGAAATAATGGAATACGATACGTCTGATGATGAAGAATTCACCTCTGTGTGGAATGGAAAATACGGCAGGAGATAGAAATATGAGCAAAGCAATGAAAGCTTTACAAGAACGTTGTGGCGTAAATGCAGATGGTGCTTTTGGGCCTAATACTGCAAAAGCAATTTCTAAACATTATAAACTATCGCCAGAACGTGCAGCCCATTTACTTGGGCAATCTGCGCACGAAAGTGGTTATTTTAAAATTACAGAAGAAAATCTTAACTATTCAGAAAAAGCCTTAACAAGTGTTTTTGGTCGTTATTTTGGAGAAGATAAAGAAGATGCTTCAAAATACGAACGAAGACCCCAGAAAATAGCAAACTATGTTTACATGGACAAACATCGTTCAAAATCTGGTGCGCTTGGCAATGTTGAAGAAAACGATGGTTGGGTATTTAGAGGTCGTGGATTTTTACAATGCACAGGACGGGCTAACTATAGAAAGTTTGCATCTGAAATGCGCTTACCTGATGTCATGAAAGATCCAAGTCTTGTATCGACAAGTTACGCCTTTGAAAGCGCTTATTGGTTTTTTGACCGTAACGGGCTGTTTAATATTGCAGATAAAGGCGTCAATGATGATGTAATTGCACAAATTACAAAACGTGTGAATGGTGGATACCACGGTTTAGATGATCGAAATAACCAGACAAATAAGATCTACAAATGGCTGCAAACTTAACATATTGTTTTGCTTTGATTTGCTGTGCTATGGTAGCGACGAAAGGAAGTAAGCTATGGCTAGTTTAATGGAAAGAGCTGCGCAAAGATGGAACAACATGTTTTCAACTGCGCCTGCAGCAAACGAGCTGGCTGCTATTGGTGCGGCAACACAAGATGCTATTAATGACAGCGTTCGTAAAGTTAACCAAGCCAGCAATATAGATCAAAGTATTAGTGAAGCTTTAAACTTTCAAAACATACCAAATTATATACGTCCTAAAGCAAGACCAATGAATTCAACTAACGGAGCAATGAATTTTAGTGAAGGATTAGATGCTTATTCTAACGCCCCTATTGCACCTATTACGCCAACCACAACTAAAGGCAACGCATTAGATGGAAACTGGGCGTCGTATGTTCCAAAAGATCTTATTTTTACAGAAAGCAGCAATAGATGGAATGCAGATACAACAGACAGTAAAGGAAGACGGTTTGTTGGTGCATTACAGTTTGGGGAAAGTCGTTTAAAAGATCTTATAAAAAACAAGGTTTTGCCAAAAGGTACAACATTAGGAATGCTTAAGCGCGATACTGATGCGCAAGTGAAAGCCGGAAACTGGCATTTTCAAGATTACATCAATCGCATTAACAAAAGCGGATTAGCCAATTACATCGGTAAAACTCTTCCAGGGCAAGACAAACCATTAACCATGAATTCCTTGCTGGCTATGGCACATTTAGGTGGATTTAATGGAATGGCAAAGACGTTGAAATCTAACGGAAAAAGCAATCCATCAGATTCACTTGGCACCAGTTTAGTCCAATATGCGCAAAGACACGCAAACTAGGAGAATAAATTATGGCAGATAATCTTGATCCATCTATGTATTCTCCTGAATTTGGTACTGCTGCTAAATTAACAGAATGGGAAAACGAACCAACTGTTCTTTTATTAAAAGAAGAATTGGATATTGCTAAGCAATCTCACGACGATCACGTAAGCCAAGTTAAAAGTTGGTTAGATCTTAGAAATGTAACTGGGTCTGTTAAACCAAAAACAGGCGAAAACAGATCGTCTGTTCAACCTAAATTGGTTCGTCGTCAAGCTGAATGGCGCTACTCTGCTCTTTCAGAACCGTTTCACACTGCAGAAGATATGTTTTCTGTAAAGCCCAAAACATGGGAAGATACGCGTGCAGCAGAACAAAACACGTTAGTTTTAAACTACCAGTTTCGTACAAAAGTAAATCGCGTTCGTTTTATTGATGAGTTCACACGCACATCTGTTGATGAAGGTACATGCGTTGTACGTCTTGGTTGGCTACGAGAAACAGATCTTGTCGAAGAAGAAGTAACAACTTGGCAATATGAAGAAGTTGTAGATCAAGTAACGCTTGATGCGCTGCAACAAGCTATGGGCCTGCGCACAGAAAACCCAAACGAGTTTTTAAATCTGCCTAAAGATTTACAGGAATCTGTTAAATATTCTATGGAAACCAGCGTACCTGCTATGGCAGTTGCTGTTTCTTCAGAAATGGCTGAAGTAGAGAAAGTTAGAAAAAACCAACCTACTTTAGACATCATTAACTTTGAAAACTTTTATTTGGATCCTTCATGTGAAGGAGATCTTGATAAAGCAGCTTTTGCAGTAATTTCATTTGAAACATCAAAAGCAGAGCTTTTAAAAGACGGACGTTACACAAATCTAGAAAAAGTAAACTGGTCGTCAAATACGCCATTAACAGATGCAGATCATTCTACAATGACTGACAACGCTGTTGAATTTAAAGATGATTTGCGTAAACGCGTTATCGCCTACGAATATTGGGGTTGGTACGATATCTATAACGATGACACTTTAGTACCTATTTGCGCTACGTGGATTGGCAACACAATGATCAGAATGGAAGAAAATCCATTCCCTGATCAAAAGCTCCCCTTTGTCGTGGTTCCTTATTTACCTGTAAAACGTTCAATTACAGGCGAACCTGACGCTGAGCTTTTAGCTGAAAATCAAGCTATTTTGGGAGCTGTAACCAGAGGCATGATTGATCTTATGGGTCGTTCTGCAAATGGGCAGACAGGCTTTGCCAAAGGAATGCTCGATGTTGTTAACCGTCGTCGTTACGATTCAGGAGCAGATTATGAATTTAATCCAAACATGCCTCCAGCGTCTGGGATCCTTCAACATAAATACCCAGAAATTCCGGCTTCCGCACTTAACATGCTACAACTTCAAAATCAGGAGGCCGAGGCTCTCTCTGGGGTTAAAGCATTCTCTGGAGGATTATCGGGAGAAAGCTACGGTAATGTGGCTACGGGTATCCGTGGAATGCTTGATGCTGCGAGCAAAAGGGAAATGGCGATTTTACGGCGTTTGGCGGAAGGTCTTGAAAAGATTGGGTCTAAAATAATTTCTATGAACCAGGTCTTTTTGTCAGAGGAAGAAATTGTTCGCATTACAAATGGCGAGTTTATTTCTGTTAGGCGCGAAGATATTCAAGGCGAATTTGATCTTGAAGTAGATATTACCACTGCTGAGATTAATGAATCTAAAGCACAAGATTTAAGTTTTATGCTGCAAACAATCGGTAATTCTATGGAAATGCCAATGGTTCAAATGATCCTATCTGAAATAGCAGGATTAAAACGTATGCCGCTTTTGGCAAAGCGTATTGAAGATTACAAGCCACAGCCAAATCCAATGGCAGAACAAATGCAGCAGCTTGAAATGCAAAAAACACAGTTAGAAATTGCTGAACTGGAATCAAAAGTACAACTGAATCAAGCCAAAGCACGCAAAGAACTTTCAGAGGCTGAAATGAAAGATCTTGATTTTGTGGAACAAGAAAGCGGTACAAAGCATTTACGTGATATGGATGTTCGATCATCGCAAGCAAAATCAAACCAAGATTTGGAAATAACAAAAAGAATTTTAGACCAAGGAAATCGTGGAGATCCTGGCAGAGAAGTAGCAGACGCATTGCTCTTTAGAACAGTGCAAGAAGATTTAACTAACTAACGACAACCAAAAACCTAAAGAGGAATGAAATGTCGCAAACAGAAGAAATTGAACTCTCCATTGCCGAAGCTAAGAAAATGATTGCACGCAAAGATGCTGCAAACCGTCTTGCTGATAATGCGGATTTTAAAGAGCTTATTCTTGATGGTTATCTTAAAGAAGAAACCATTCGTCTTGGGCATATTTCTGCAGATGCAAATATGAAACCGCACAAAGAAGATATTTTTCTTGCACTGCAAGGCATTTCATTATTTCGTCAATATATGCAAAACATGATCCGTATGGGAGATATTGCTGCAGCTGAGCTTTTTGAACATGAACAAGCGTTAGATGAAGTAAGATCTGAAGAGGCGTATATCATATGAATGAAGAACTTGATTATGAAAATATGACTGATGAGGAACTGATGAATATAGCAGTTCCAGATAATCAGTCTTCTTCTGAAGAAGTCTCCCCTGCCCCAGAAAAAGAACCTGTTGATGAACCTATGTTTGTTGAAAGCAATAAAACAACATTAGAAGATTCTTTAGACGCGGCTGCTGAAACAGATGAAGAAAAAATAACAAATGAGCCTTTTGTTGCAGAACAGAATGACGATGTTGAAGAAGAAGAAGTTTCTGCTGAAGACATCGAAGAAGAAGAAGAAGACGCAGAGCCAAAGCAAAGCGAAGCAGAGCAAAGCGTTGATGTCGAAGAGACTGCTGCAAACGAAGAAATAGAAGATGATGACACTGAGTCCGATGAAAAAGAAGACACAGTAGATTATCAAGCGCTTTATGAAAAAGTAATGGCTCCGTTTAAAGCAAACGGAAAAATGATACAGGTAAATACGCCTGAAGAAGCCATAACGCTTATGCAACACGGCGCAAATTATACAAAGAAAATGCACGCTCTTAAGCCAAATCTTAAAATGATGCGCGCATTAGAGAACAATGGTTTGCTAGAAGAAGATAAGATTAATAATCTTATTGACCTGGCAAATAAAAACCAAGGCGCAATTCTTAAGTTAGTTCAAGACGCTAAGCTAGATCCAATGGAAATAGACACAAGCGTTGAAACAACTTATAAACCGCAAAACCATTCTGTTAGTGATCAAGAAATGGATTTTCACACGACACTGGAAGATGTTCTTTCAATGTCGTCTGGATCAGAAACTATTTCTATGATAAACACACAATGGGATCAGGCTTCGAAAGAAGCTATCTATAAAGAACCACAGATCATGCAAGTAATTCATGATCAGCGAGCAAACGGTATTTATGACCGCATCTACGCTGAAGTTGATAGACGCAGAACTCTGGGTACTCTTTCAAACACCATTCCACTTATTCAAGCTTATAAGCAAGTTGGAGACGAATTACATAGCTCTGGTCAACTCGTTTCGCAGGAAACCCCTGCAAACCAAAGTAAACCAAAAGTTTTGGAAACTCGTGCTTCTAACCCTCGTAAAGCTGTCTCGAATGGGGAAAAAGCTCGAGCAGCTTCGCCTACTCGCGCTGCACCAAAATCATCGCCCAAGCCTTTTGATCCTTTTTCATTAACTGACGAAGAGATCATGGCGATTCCGACACAGTTTTCATGAGGTAAATCATCATGCCACAATTATATAACGCTCCGAATACCACTCCCTCATCGATTGAAGGCAGTGGTTCTTCACAAATGAATACATTCTTCTGGCAACGAAAAGCGCTAGTTGAAGCTAAAAAAGACATGTATTTCACGCCAATGGCAGACACCGTATCAATGCCTAAGCATTACGGTAAAGAAATTCGTGTTTACCACTACATGCCTCTTTTGGATGATCGCAACCTTAACGATCAAGGTATTGACGCATCTGGTGCGGTAATCGCTCAGGGTAACTTGTACGGCTCTTCTAAAGATGTAGGGGCAATCGACTCTAAGCTGCCAACTCTGACCGAGAACGGTGGACGTGTTAACCGCGTTGGTTTTACACGTATTCAACGGACTGGGACTATTCAAAAGTTTGGTTTCTTCCAAGAGTTTTCACAAGAATCAATGGACTTCGACACTGATTCAGAACTCTACATGCACTTGTCTCGTGAAATGGTGACAGGCGCTACTCAGCTAACTGAAGCAGTTCTGCAAAAAGAACTTCTTGCGGGAGCTGGTACTGTTGTTTACGCTGGTGACGCAACATCAGATTTAACAGTAAACGGTGAATCTGCAGATCCTGCAGTTGTCGATTACGCTGATCTAATGCGTTTAGCACGTATTCTAAATGACAACCGTACTCCAAAACAAACCAAAGTTATCGCCGGCTCACGGATGATTGATACCAAAACAATCAACTCAGGCCGCGTTATCTACATTGGGTCTGAATTGGAAGCGACACTGAAAGCGATGACTGACTTGTTTGGCAACGCTGCATTTGTTCCTGTGCATCAATATGCTGACGCAGGAAACGTGTTAAACGGTGAGATCGGTACTATTGATCAGTTTCGCATCGTAGTTGTTCCTGAGATGCTGCATTACGCAGGCGCAGGCGCTTCTGTAGGAACAAATCCAGGCTACGAAGAAAGCGGCGGTAACTACAATGTTTACCCAATGCTTTGCGTGGGTGCTGAATCTTTCACAACAATTGGTTTCCAAACGAGTGGCAAGGACATGAAGTTCAAAATCACTACAAAGATGCCTGGGAAAGAAACAGCAGATCGTACTGATCCTTATGGTGAGATGGGCTTTAGCTCAATCAAATGGTATCATGGCACCATGATCCTTCGCCCTGAGCGTCTTGCAGTAGTGAAAACACTTGCAACTATCTAAGCCAATATGGGTAGGGGGTGATAGCCCCCTACCCTTTCTAATAACCTGCATTAAGGATTGAAAAATCACCATGTCTACTCTTGAAAACCAAATTGAAAATGA